ACGTTGCAGGTTATCGCAACTACGATTCTTCTGAGTTTGCTGCTGCTGGCGCTCTCTTGGAAGATGATGATGCTATGGAAGCAATCTGGAAGAAGCAATATTCTCTTGCAGAATTCCTGACTCCTTCGGAGTTTAAGTCTTATGATGAACTCAAAAAGCGTCTCAGTTCTGTTCTGGGAACTAAGAATTCTCGTGTTGATGAAGAAGTTGAGAATGAAGATAATTCTCGTGGTTCTGTAAAGGAACTTGATGATAATCTTCGTAGTGAACTCAACAATCTTCAACCCACCCGCCGCCCTGCTGCGGTTCAGGAGGATGAGGACGATGATGCACTTTCCTACTTCGCCCGCTTGGCAGAAGACTGATTAGGTGCTATAATGTGGGGGAGTTGCTGCTCCCCCTTTTTTTATGAAATCTGATTTTTATATTGATAAGATTTCTAAGAAGCAGGCAAAAGAACTCTTACTCGAATATCATTATTTGAAAGATTTATCCAAAGGATTTAAGTCTGGATATAATTACGGATTGTTTCAGGGAAATGAGTTCTCACCTCTAAATATTGGTGGACTAAAAGGGGTCTGTATCTTTACAGGACTGCCTGTTCCAGAAATTGCAAAAGGCGCTTTTGGACTTGAACGAAATGAACAACAAGGACTCTTTGAACTCTCACGACTCTGCATTCATCCACAAACTCAACAGAGCGAGTATAATATCACTTCTTGGTTTGTTTCAAAAGCGATTAGACAGTTACGAAAAGATACTGAAGTTAAAGCAATCATCTCTTACGCTGATAGTGATTTTCATACTGGCACAATCTATAGGGCTTGTAACTTTAAGTATTGTGGTCTTACAGATCCAAAAAAAGATTTCTACTATTCAGACGGCACCAAGCATTCACGTGGTAAAGTAAAAGGTGCTGAGGGAGAATGGAAAGAACGCTCCCGCAAGCACCGTTATATAATGGTATTTGATAAGAATCTAAAAGTCTTATGGAATAGTGTTTAGTGTATTTTCAGTTCTAATCAGTTTAGTATTAACATATTGAGAAGATTTCTCATAATACATTATAGATCTAATATCATTCAGATATTGTTGTAGATATTGTGGTTTTAGAATATAAATTGATCTTTTTTGATTGTTCTTATCAATTTCATAATCATAGTTAGAAATAGCAACAATAGGATTTAAAGTTATATAAGGATTATCTGGATCTGGTATAGTAAAATTAGGATCAACTACTTTTCCTGCTGGTAAAATTAAATTTCCATTAGCATTTTTAACCTCAGTAGTCTGATAATATTTAATTTCATATATTTTATCAAAACCATATTTTTCTTCAACAAATCGATACAGATCTCTATTTGAAAGAGGCCATTCATTTCTAACATTTATAATATTTGCAGAAAGTAAAACGACCCAATCTAAATCTGCCGATCCGTATATTCTTTCGGCAATTGTATCTGGTCTTTCTCCTTCACTAATTTGATATCTATTAAAGAGAGTAAAAACATTTTGCAAATCATCACGAAGTTTTACTCTACGAAATAAGTTCTTAACTCTTATGTAATTAAGTGAAGAATTTTTAGTTGGTAATTGAGATTGATACTCAATATCTGGAAGTTCTCTGAAGTAACTCATCTTAGTATCCTACTCCTGGACCTGCATCTTGTTCGTCGTAATCTTCTGCATAGATTGGATTGAGTTCTTTAAATGTTAATGTCATCGACGTATGAACTGGTGTTCCATCAGAATAAGTAGAATAATTTCCAGATGCAGTATAATCCAATCTCATATCTAATAATGCACAAGTTTTAAATGCATTTAAGAATGGATGAGATCCGTTTCCACTTTTATATTTAATCTCAAATACATCTGGTGCGCTTATTATTAAACCAGATCCAGGTCCTCCAAATACATTTGTCTTTGCAGACATCGATCTTTTAATTGTTTTAATAATTTGCTTTACAACTTGTCCCTCAAATTCATCTCTAGGTGCAAAATCAAATGTAAAATTAAATTCTCTTAGATTTACACCATTAAATAGTAATTCTAAATTAGGATTTATTACTGTTCCTGTTGATCTTGAAAGAGCACTTTGAAAACTTACGTTCCCACCAACACCGCTGACTATTTTACTTACAACTGCAGATATTGCACCTTGCTGTAGTTCTCCAGTTTTAATTGAGGTTATACTGGTATTATAAGCATCTGATAATATTTTTCCAATATCTCCTGGATTTTTAATCAGACCTTCTACTGCAGCAGCACCCATACCAGCAAAAGGATTAAGTCTATCTGGACCCCAATCAACAGAAGTTCCATCTGAAAGTTGTTTAGGAATTGGTAAATGAATATATGCAATTGGATTTTTAAGAGATCCAGATTCTTTATTTCTAATTGTTGAGGTTCCAGTTGCAAAATTAAATGTTCCAGGAGCACGATTAAATCCTGGTGCTTTATATTGTACGATTTTTATTTCAAGCCAATCTGAATTTCCTTCTAACTGCGCATTTGGATATCTTAATGGAACTCCACTTGTGGCAGTTTGTGACTGTGGAGATTGTGGTATGGGTTGATTAGTAATACTAGCATTACCATTAACATAATCCGATAATGGTCTAATATTAGAAACATTATCATATGTTATTGTACTATTTGGATTAGATGTACTCAAATCCACATTATTTTGAGCTAATGTATATCCAGAAATTGGATCAGACATATTTTTTTCTAACTATTTATTTTTAAATTTTGCAAAAGGGATAGTTTGTAAATCTTTAACTTCTTCTGGATAAACTCTATGTAAAGAACCCACAATTTCTTGCCAGGTATATTGACGAGTCTCCCCCCAGTGAAAGTTAATTCCTCTAAAACCCCATTTAAAAATATCAGTTACTGCAACAAATGGGTGAGCATCATAAGTTATATTTGATGATTTTGGATTATATACGAAAACATAATATTCCCCAGTATTAGGTACGATTTCTGTTTCCGATAGAACTTCTAATATTTTTAACATAAAATCATCAGGATCTTCCAATCCGATTAATTGTCTTAGAAGAGGGCGGATTCTATTACTATTAGTATCTGATACTTGACTTTTTTGCCTTTGCTTTAAAGTTTTTCTTGGCATCTTAAGACCTTATATTAAGATCATCTTCGGTTAAAATCTTAAATCCATACTGTCTATCTTCACACCATTCTCTGGCATATTGCCACTTAGATTGATTTTTTGCATATTCCATTACTTCACTTAAATATGCTTGTGTTCTTCTTTGAGGTTCTTTTGGAGGTTTCAGTTGTTTTTTAGGTTTAATTTCAACAAGATATTTTTGAATTGACCCATTTGACATTTGTTCTTTTACATAGAAATCTGGAAAATATCTATGAGGACGATTATCAATGGGTGATTTATACCAAATAAAGATTTCTTCACTTGACCATTCTAAAATATGTTCATTAGAATCTAGATATTTCATATACTTTCTTTCCCACAAAGATCTCCAAACCACATTTGTAGGATCTCCTTTATATTTTTTTGGATTTTTGAGTTTGTATTTTCCTTTGTATGACATCTAAATAACTACATAATAAAAACTTAATAAAGGTATTTAGAGTGCCTATACGTCGCCCTATATCAGCGTTTAAGAAAACTCTCACAAACCTAGCACAAACATCTCATTATCAAGTTATAATGGATGCTCCTTATCCTGTGAGAAGATATTTATTGGATAGGGGAGTTGATCCGTTTTTTATTACGGAAAACGTTGGTCTTTTATGTTCTTCGGCATCTTTACCTGGTAGTTCATTTGCAACAGCAGATATTGTAGGAAACTTTACGGGTGTCGTTGAAAAAATGGCACATACCCGTCAATTTACTCAGATTGATTTGGAATTTTATGTCGATGCAGATTATCGTGTAATTAAATTCTTAGAACATTGGTGTGAGTTTATATCTGGAGCTTCACAAGTTAATCCTGGAAGAGATGGATATTTCTTCAGAATGAGATATCCATCAGAATATAAGACTAATCGCACAAGAATCATAAAATTTGATAGAGATTATAAGGCAGAAATAGAATATACATTTTTTGGAATGTTTCCAGTTGCTATGAATAATGTGAGTGTTTCTTATGATTCGTCAAATATTTTAAAGGCATCCGCCACATTTAATTTTGATCGTTATGTTTGTGGACCAATTACCAATCTTGATTTTGTTAGAGGTATTGACTTTAATAATATCATTAAGCCATCCTCACAACCACCAGTAATCTATAGAACTGGTCAATCTTTAGGTAATGAAAGTGGAGTAAGAGGTGTTCAGTACAAACCAGGAAACGTTAATCCTACGATAGTAAGATAAATAATCTTACTGAATTTCATAGGATATTATGCCATTACCAAAAGTATCTACACCAACTTATGAGTTGGAATTGCCATCAACTGGAAAGAAGATTAGTTATAGACCTTTTCTAGTTAAGGAAGAAAAGGTTCTTATCATTGCTATGGAGAGCGAGGATCCAAAGCAAATAGCAAATGCAGTTAAGACAGTAATATCAAACTGTATTTTATCTAAAGGTATAAAGGTAGATAATCTTTCAACTTTTGATATTGAATATTTGTTTTTAAATATTCGTGGAAAATCTGTAGGTGAAACTGTAGAGGTTATGATTACCTGTCCAGATGATGGAGAAACTAAAATTCCTATTGAAATAAATCTGGATGATATTAAAGTTCATACAAGTAAAGAACATAGTAGAGATATTAAACTTGATAGTAATTTGACTCTCAGAATGAAATATCCATCATTAAATGAGTTTATCAAAAACAATTTTAGTAACATTAGTACTGTAAGCGTTGATGATACTTTTGATCTGGTTTCTTCTTGTATGGAACAAGTTTATTCTGAAGATGAATCTTGGTCTGCTTCTGATTGTAGCAAAAAAGAACTGCTAGAATTCCTTGATCAACTTTCTCCAAGTCAATTTAAGGAGATTGAAAAGTTCTTTGAAACGATGCCAAAACTCTCCCATACTATTACTTTTACAAATCCAAAGACTAAAGTTGAAAATGAAGTTGTTTTGGAGGGATTATCTGATTTTTTCGCATAGGGATGGCGCACGAAGATCTTGCGTCATATTACAAGACTAATTTTGCCTTGATACAACATCATAAATACTCTTTAACAGAGTTAGAAAATATGATTCCTTGGGAAAGAGAAGTGTATCTTTCTCTTTTACAACAGTTTATAGAAGAAGAAAATCTAAAGAACAAGGTAAATGGTTGAGATCTCATCACCAATTTCTAGAGAAAATAGAATTCAAATATCCAGATCAGCTAATATTTCTGGATTAGTTGGTGATAGATCTTCTATTCTCTCCCAAAATCCTTATCAAGTTCAACAAACTGGACCAGATCCACAGACGATACAACTTTTACAGACAAATCAATCTTCTTTGAATGTTGTATCTACTGGTTTAGTTACTCTTCGCCAAAGAATAGATAATCTTTCAAATTCATTAAGTTCACTATCAAATGTTGTAATCAACAATAGTATTCTTGAAAATTATAGAGAGCAACAAAAATTACAACAAGATAGAATATTAGAACAGCAGGCACTTAGAGATGAATCAGAAGCTGTTATTGAAAGTAAGATAAGTTCAGCATTAGTTGCTCCAGTTAAAACTGTTTCAAAAAAAGCTAGTGATACTTTGAATTCCCTAATGGGAACTCTGAGTGGTCTTTTTCTTGGATGGTTGTCCCTTAATAATATAGGTAAAATAAGTGGTTTAATTTCTAAATCATTTGAAGGTTTAAGTAATATTAAAAAAGGAGTTGAAAATAGTTTTAAATTTATTTCAAATATATTTGGCAATATAAAAGGTGCAATAGATGATATTATTACTAAAATTTCCAATTTTTCTAATTCAATAGTTAAATTTGTAACTGATAATCCTTTAGTAAATTCTATAAAATCTTTATTAGATAAACTTGGTCTTGGGGAAGGTAAACCACCAGCTCCTGCACCAGAACCAGTACCACCACCGGCACAAAGTTTGACTCAAACTGCTTCTAAGGCAGGTACAGAAGCCGCAGCTGAGGCTGCAACTAAAGCAGGAACTAGAGTAGAAACTAAGGTTGGTGCAGAAGCAGCAACTGAGGTGGCATCAAAAGCAGGATCAAAAGCTTTTAGATTTCTTCCTTTTCTTAATATACCAATATCATCATATTTTGCATATCAGAACATAAAAGAAAGTGACCCGATTGGGGCAGGACTTAATCTTGGTGGAATGATTCCTGGCCCTTTAGGATGGCTTTCAATTGCTGCAAGTGCAGGATATGAATGGAAAACTGATGGTGGAATAAAAATAAAAAACCCATTTGAATCCAAACCACAACAACCACAGCAACCAAAACCACAACAAAAAGTAACTCCTGCATCGCAAAAACCTAAT